GAGATGTGTATAAGAGACAGACCTTGGGCTGAGCCCGAACGAATATCGCGACGGCATCCCTTTCGATGGCGATGTCTTCTTCGACGAGGGCGTCGGATTCGCCTTCGAGCCCACGCTGGAGACGGCGAGTGCCGCGCTTGAGGGCACGACCACGGTCGTGATCGACGAAACGCGCTGGCCGAGCCTGCTCCGCTACGGCAAGTGGATCGGCATCGGCTTCGACGCCTACCACATCGCTGACGTTGATCGCTCCGGCACGACGGCCACAGTTGAGATCGAGCCACCGCTGCGGCGTGACGTTGCTGCGGGCGAGTTCGTTTCGCTTCGGCCATCACTGGTCTGCCAGGCGCGCGACCCGTCCAGCTTCGCAAGCATGTTCGATCTGGCCGACATCGTGAAACCGGGATCGCTGGAATTTACCGAGGTGATCGATGAGCGCTTTCTATGACGCCCTCGAAGCCGAGATCGAAGCGACGCGCAACAGCGACCGCAACATTCGCGTCGTCGATGCTATCTACATGGACATCGAGGGCGAAGAGCCTTGGCGTATGGCCGGTGTCGAAGGCGCGGTCATAACACCAGACGGTGCTCGGTGGGCGGGCTGGATCGTCAATGGCGAGTCCAAACTGACCCCGCCGAAGATCACCGATATCCGGGACGGCTCTTCGCCGCTCTACGAATTCACCGTCGGCTATGTCGACGAGGAAACGTATCTGCGCCTGCGTGACGACAAGGACAAGGTCAAGGGCCGCCTCCTGATCGTCTATAGCATCTACCTCGCGGACAACTCGCTTCGCGCGACAGTGCCCCCCGGTGATGCCTGGCGCTTGAGAATGAAGTCCACCCGGTTCGTCGAGAAGATCGAGAAGGACAACGAGGGCGGATACGTCCGCCGCTACGTCGTCTCGGTCATCGCGAAAAACATCAACGAGGGCCGGTCCCGCGCCTACTTCGGGACCATGAGCGACACGGGGCAACGCGCCCGTTCGCAACAGTTGTTCGGAATCGCGGGCGACGCCTACGGGCAGTTCATTCCGAAATATGCCGGCGGCTATACGATCAATCTGGATGCTTGAGATGATGACCATTCTGATCCTCGGCCTCACGCTTGCGTTCACTTTTGGCGTGTTTCTGTTCGGTTTGAAGCTGATCGAGATCGACGATCGCAAAAGGGGGCGCCGGCAGCATGTTCCAAGCGCCTACCGCTTTTGGATCGACCTGACGGTCCTACTGCCGCAGGCTGTGTTCCTCCGCTTCATTCTGGTGCCAGCGCTCAACGCCTACAGCGCCGCCGAGCGGAGCTTCGTTCGCGCCTGACCCCCATGACAATCGAAGAAGCCATCGCGGCCACGCTTGAGCGTTGGCACCGCGAACCTTTCGCGTGGGGGTCGTCCGACTGCGACCTCTCCATGGCTGACTACGTCCAGATGCTGACGGGCAAAGACCCTGCCGCAGCATGGCGCAATCAGTACCGAGACGAGGCGGGCGCCAGGGCGTTCATCGGCTGCGCTGGTGGCAACGTCCACCTCGTTACGAGGGGTATGTCCTCCATTGGCCTACTGCCCGTCAGCGAGCCGCTACGGGGCGACGTCGTCGTGGTGGACCTCGGCTCAGCGCAGATCACCGGCCTCTTCCTCGCACCTTATGTCGCCCTCCGCATGGAGCGCGGCGTGCTCCGGACCAAGCGGTTCCCCATTTTGAAGGTCTGGCGATGCGTCTGAAACTTTATGCGTTTCTGCTGGCTACCTCGACGGTCTTCATGCCGGTGGAGGCCATGGCCGAGCCAATCTCTTTTGCCATCGTTTCGCTGACCGCTTCGCTGCAGGGCGCAATCGGTGTCGGCGCGGCAAGCCTCTTGATCGGGGCCGCAAAGCTGGTCGCAGGCGTGGCGCTGTCCGCGCTTGCATCTTCACTTCTGACGGACCGACCGACCGCGCCTCCACAAGAGGTGCAGGCCAATTTCGCACTCGAGATACCCGATCGGTATATGGCTTACGGGCCGAACCGGATCGGCGGCAATCTCGCGCTCGCTGAACAGAAGGGCGGCCAACTTACGAAGCTGGTTGCGCACTGCGACAGCGAAGTCACTTCGAACATCCGGTACTACCTGAACGACATTCGCGTCGTGCTGAACGGTAGCAATCAGGTCATCTCGACCGAGTACCTGGTCGACGGCGAATTCCCCGTCATCACACTAGAGAGCCGCGCAGGAACGGCCAGCCAAGCGGCAATGGCCACGCTGGTCGCACGCTTCGATGAGTGGACCACCGACCACCGCGGTGCTGGCGTTGCCGACACGCTGATGACGATCGCGGCGATGAAGAAGGAACTGCGCTCGCAGGTCTATCGCCATCGCGGCATCATCGGCGTCGGCGAGCCCGACCTAACCCGCGCAGCATACTGGGGGCGCGTCTACGACCCCCGCCTTGATAGCACGCGTCCGGGCGGCTCCGGCTCTCAGCGCGTCACGAACCGGGCCACATGGGGCGCAGCGACGGGCAACCTCGCGCTGATGATCGCGACGCACAGGATCGACCCTGAGCGCTTCGCGATGGATCCCGACGACATCAACTGGGAGAACATCGCACAGCAGGCCGACTATTGCGACGAATTCGTCGTTGACCGTTACGGCGCCAATGTCCGGCGCTACCACGGCGGGGTCGTCATCAACAAAGGGCAGGAAACGAACCTCGCTTCGGAAGACAAGATGCTTGCCGCTTGCGACGGCATCCGCTTCGAAGACGAGGAAGGCCGCTTCGGCATCCATGTCGGCCGCTATTATGAACCGACCCTGACGCTCTACGACGAGGACATCTTCGAGATTGCATCGGCAGAGAGCGACGACGGCGAGACCGTCTTCACGCACCTCTATGCCAAATATACCGAGCCGGAATTCGACTTCAAAGCGACCGCCTCTGCTCCTTGGGTCAACACGGACATCTGGTCCGAAGGCCAGCAGATCACCAGCAAAGAAGTCGAGCTTTACGTCCCGCAGCACCACAACCATGCTGTGAGGCTGCTCAAGGCGGCCGGCAAGCGATCCAGCGCGCCGATGCGGCTCCAGGTCCTCGCGGGTCTCCGGGCCAAGCGTGCGCGCGTGGAACGGTTCATCCGGCTCGACCTGAACGACGATGAATTGTCGGGCGTCTACGAACTCTTGAGTTTCGAGAGGTCATCGGATCGCCTCACGGTGCCGCTGGGCCTGCTCAAGCTGGACGGCAACCCATGGGAGCTTGAGGAAGGCGAGGAAGGATCGCGGCCGAACTTCTCCACGGCGATCGAGATTGACCCCGCCATCACCAATATTGCCGACGGCGACATGGTGATCACGCTTCTGTCGATTGGTGCCGGCGCGGCTCGGCTCCTGGCTGACTTCCCTGTCCCGACGCGCACCGACTGGACGGTCGAGATACAGCACCGCAGCGCAGGCGCGTCCGGCTGGGAAAGTTTCGACGTCGACACGGAAGACGGGACGGCGGCATCGGGTGCGGTCGCTGAAGGCGACACGCAAGAGGTTCGCTGGCGCGTCGTCGGCCTGTCTGGCAAGTCGTCAGGCTACTCCGCAATCCGCGCGGTCAATGTCATCACGAACCCAACGCCCCCCGCTGCCGTGGTCGCACTTGACCACACCACCAGCGGCTCGGATGTCGTCCTGACATGGCGTGCGGCGAACGACGCCAACTACCGATCCTCGCGCGTCTTTCGCGGTACATCGACTTCGTTCGGCAGCGCGACCGAAATCGCCGGCCCCTTCTTTGGGTCCGCAAACCAGTCCGCGTCCTACACCGACACCCCGGGCACTGGAACCTGGCGATACTGGGTCGTCGCTTACAACCAAAGCAACATCGCGTCCACGCCCACCGGGCCCGAGACAGCGACGGTTTGACGGCCTAGCGGCCTCCTGAATTCTCGAAAATCTGAGGTAATCTAATGGCTCTGCCTATCCGGCAAATCCTGGGCGGTAACCCGTGGCGCGACGACCACAAGCCGAAGAAGCGAGAGCTTCTGGCCTGGCTCGAGGCCGTGCTGGCAAACCAGACGGGCGCAAATGCCGGTGCTCTGGTCTTCACCAGCCTCACAGCCCTGATCGCAAACGGCAGTGGGGCCGCAGCGGCAACGATGGCTTGGGTGATCGGGGATGCCAACCCGGACAACGATGGCGTCTACCAGTATTTCGGCGGCACGACCTGGACGAAGCGCGGCCCGCTGCCCTATGGCGTGATCCATCTGGACAATGAAGGTGAGGGCACGGCCGACGCGATCGAGGTGACGACGGCTTTCGGCATCCCTGATGCTGCATTCGGCGCGCTGTATGTCCTGAACGTCGTGGTGGCCAACACCGGGCCCGTGACTATCTCGGTCAATGGTGCGACTGCAAAGCCTCTGGTCACGAATACCGGATCGCCGCTGCCCGCCGGCCTCATCGACGAAGGCCAAGCGCTCTTGGTCCTGGACGACGGGACGTCGTTCCGCCTTATCACAGATGGACGAACCATTCGCCCTGGGGCGGCGGGGAGTTGGGCTGGCTATGGGGCAGACG